CGGCGATTCACACTGCTGTCCTTGAACCGCAACTCTACTCGCAAGTCGTCGCCGTTGTTCCGCCGGACATCGACGGACGTACGAAAGAAGGCAAAGCATGGAAGGAGCAGCATAAGAGCCGCATCCACCTGACTCACGCTGAAGACATCGATGTGCAAGGAGTGGCCAACAGTGTCCGTCGCCATCCGTTCTGGGACATCATTCATCTCGACCACCGAATTGAGGCGAGCGTATTTGCTCAGGACGAGGAAACCGGCATCGCTCTTAAGGCACGTCCCGATCTGTGGATCGAGGGTCATACGCTCGTTGACATCAAAACAACCGACGACGCATCGCCCGAAGCGTTCCTTCGAACCATCGCATCGTTCGGCTATCATATACAGGCCGCGCACTATCTGGAGATGACTGGCGCTGATGCCTTCATCTTCGTGGCGGTCGAGCGTAAGGCTCCGTACGCCGTCGCAATCTACAAGTTGGATGCCGAATGGCTTCAGGCTGGCGCGAATCTGCGACGCAAAGCAATCTCGACGCTGCACGAATGCCGCGCACTGGACAGTTGGCCAGCCTACCCAACCGCTACACAAACCCTTTCATGCCCTAAGTGGGTTCTGAATAAATCCGAAAACTAACCACCGAATAAATTATGTTCCAAGTAAACCGCAAGGATGCCGGAGGCCGATACATCGATGCCGAAGGCGATTACACCGTCACTGTCGCTAAGGTCGAGGAAACCCTCGACGCTAAGGGCCGCGAGGTCTGTAAGGTTACGTTCAAGACTGAAGATGGCGCATCCATCACTGACCGCTTCATCAATCAGGAGAATGTCTGGTTTCGCGTCAATCAGCTCGTCGCAGCAACGAAGCACAATGTTCCAGATGGAACCGAGTACGACTTCCTTGGAGTTAAGGGCAGCTACGCAGCGTTCCTCAAGTCAATGACCGGCTTAGAGCTGCTCATCACCGCTCGCTCCGAGGAGTACATGGTCAACGGCGAGACGAAGAAGACGCTCCGCATCAAGAACATGCGCGAGGTTCCTATGGCTGAAGTCGATGGCGACGAGCTTGATCCGAAGCCGTTCTAAACCGAATCACGGAGGGGAGCGCATTCCGCGATAACGCTCGAAACTAAGACCTAAAATTTGTATCTATGAGAGTAAAACTAGCAGCAATCACAAAACCAATTATCGGTGACGGCGCTTTGACCGCATCCGATTTCATCACCTACGCAGCGCGAGTCAGCAATCCGAGCAATCAGATGAGTCTGCTGACCGCTCCAAAGTTATTGGCCTACTGTATCAAGAACGGCCATTGGAGCATCTTTGAGCAGGCCAGTATGACGGTCGAGATTCAGACAAGCCGCGCCATATCCGCTCAGATAATTCGTCACCGGAGCTTTTGCTTCCAAGAATTCAGCCAACGCTATGCGCCGTGCGACGAGGCTGAACCTGTTGAGCTTCGCACTCAGGACAGAGCGAATCGTCAAGGAAGCGGCGACATGTATCCGCAGGAGTGGGCCATGGATGTGGTTGCTAAGTCTGTTGAACTTGCGTTCACAACCTATCGAACACTGCTTAGGGAAGGCGTGAGCCGCGAGACGGCACGAATGGTTCTCCCTCTCTGCGCTCAAACGACGCTGTACATGACCGGCAACATCCGATCATGGATTCATTATCTGGAGCAGAGATGCGCGAAGGGTACACAGAAAGAGCATCGTCAGATCGCCGAAGCTATCCGCGACACGATCTTCGCGATTGAATTCCCACACATCCACGCAGCAATTGAGGAGGGCATCAAGTGAGCGACAAGATCAGGAACATCATAAATGATGGCACCGGGGTCTACAGCATCTCTAAGAAGGAGGCTGGAGAAATCCACAAGGCGGCTAAGAAAGTTAAGAACCACGAGGTCAGTTACTGGACGAGGAACAGGAAGAATAAGAAGGAGGCGAAATGACCACACTACACGAAACTGAAGAAACAATCCGCCTCACATTGAAAGGGCTGCTGTCCATCTATCTGCAAGAAAATACGATGAACGAAGTCCTAACCGCAATCGAACTGTCCTGCCGTCGCAACGGCTGGGGTATCGCAATCAACGAGGAGAACCGACTGGACTTTGTTCAGATGCAACAAGTGAAGGAGGCGAAATGAACGCACCAATCAACGACGGAGGACCAGCGTTTCCAACACCAGTCGGAGTACAGCACAACGATGGCATGACCCTGCGCGACTACTTCGCGGCGGCGGCGTTGCCAGTAGCGTGGAAAGTATACGAGTCTTGGGATGTTAATGCTATTTCCAAAGCCACCTATCAACTAGCCGACGCAATGCTCAAAGCGAGGGAGGCTAAATGAGCGATCATATTCCTGACCCCACGAAAATGATCAGCGACACCCCGAGAATGCAATCTGCACTCTTAGACCATCCTGATGCTGGCTTTGCCAAAATATGGCAGGTGGGTTGTGACATCGAACGCGAACTCAACGCGGCCAATGAGCGCATCAAGCGGTTGGAGGAGGCCGGTGATGAGACTGATGGTAGGATTGGATGTGGGTGTGGATGCGATGGGCCTTGTAGTGATTGCCGTAGCGCATCCGAGAAGTGGAACAAAGCGAAGGAGTCCAAGCCGTGAACCCTCAACACGAAGCGCACGAACGTATGTGTAAGTCCATCGGAGATATGTCGAAAGAAAACCAGCGGATGAAAGAGCGCATCAAGCGGCTGGAGAAAGCTCTTGACTTAGTAACGCCTTACTGTTCGTTCGTTCATCACTCGAAAAAACATCAACACGCATACAACGAACCATGTCCGGTTGTTGCGTTGATCGAAAAAACCAAGGAGGCAAAGCTGTGAGCGACACCCCCATATCCGACTCAACCCCGCACAACGTAGGCGACCTCGGTATGCTGTGCAGGAGGCTGGAACGCGAACTCAACGCAGCAAACTCAATCATCCGGCAGCAGCAATTGTTGGATGAAGAAAACCTGCGGCTTAAAGAGCGCATCAAGCGGCTGGTAAAAGTTGGAGATTACTTAGACGAACACGTTTCTCCAGTCCGAGAGAATCGTACGATAAAGCAATTGTGGCGCAAAGCAAAGGAGGACAAGCCGTGAGCGTAGAACAACGAATCTTGGACCTGCCTGCTTTTGCCGATTACAACGACCGCCGCCAACTCCGCGCAATCGCTATTATTGTGGAGCGAGAAGGAGGTAAAATGAGAGACTGCGCCTTCATCTACGTCCACAAAACCAACGGCATGATCCGCGTTGACAGTATTGATACAGCTCGAAACGTGGATGGCAATCCAGAGTGGAAACACGTCGCGACAATCAACCCTCACGTTGTGCTGGAGAGCATTCTAAGAGCGACGATCAAAGAGCGGAACCTTATCATCAAACACCTACTGACATGAAACACCTTCACGAACTACCTGAGGATGACCGGCTACGGAATGTGGCACTCAAAGACATCGATGTCAGAATCCGCTGCCGTCACACCAAGATGACCCGCGATCCGCGCACTTGGAAGATCAAGGGCGATACCTACAACCGCCTCGGCGAGAACTGGAAGATCAACTTCGACTTCATCATCCAATGATCTACTCACAAGCTGGCCAACTGCCCCATCATCAATATTGCTTCGTCGATTCCTCGTTCCTTGGCTCTGGCACCGGCTTCGTCCCATGCGTCTGGTTTGGCTTGGTATCCATCCCCGGTCGAATGTGGGGCTGTACCATCATGTTGGAATGCGGAGCGGTCTATCGGGCCGTACCGCCGCACGCCATAGCATTCGATCTACAGCCTGACCCAATCTGGAGCAAACAAAACGCCCAGCGATGGGATTGCTATGGAACCGATTTCACCACAATTGAGTACACCTTCCTGCGAGGACTCGAATGCAAAGTCAAATGCGACGACCTTATCACCACTGGCGACTACCTCTTCACCGCTGCGCCCATCGGCGATAGCTGGAGTCGTCAGCCTGACCAAGCCAAAGAGTTCATGTTCATTCGAACCGATGGCAACAGACTCACAATTCAACCCACTGATAAGGTGGTATTTATCGAGAAGTCGTTCT